TTCTGGCAAGGTTGACCATCTTTCTATCAGACTGTCTGATATATCCAATCTGAGTAAAGTTTCCCCAGGCATACCACATCGATGCCATGGGTCCAAGAATATAACTCGTATCTCCAGGTGGTTCAATGGTCAGAATAGTTCCATCCGTGAGGAATAAACCTGTGGTATCCGTTCCATCATAATCTCCTCCACCATCTCCATCTTGAGTGAAGTCTGCTTCTCTATCAACCTCACCAGGAATTGTAACCGTATTTACAATTGCAGGTTCAACAACATAAAGACCAGTGGTATTATTTGTAGGCAATGACTCAAGCATCTGAAGTTTCTCATCTACCTGAGAATCCTTCAGTACCTTAAGTGCTCTTGTATACCTATTTTTTGCCATTACTTAGCCTTATATTGAAATATTTATCTGTTGTGTTGCACCTGAGTATTCTACGCATCCCTCAGGCCACCCAACAATGGTTATTCGATTATGTGTCGCACTACTATTTACCACCTCAATACCATGAGGGACTTTTGGATTGATCCAAACAAATCTATTTGGTATTGGTTCAATTTTATCCACATCACAATTTTCAAATTTGAGATTACCTCCCCAGGAAGAATCCCATGACGGATGAGCATAATACACAAATCCGCCAAAGTCAATATGATATCCTGTTCCTGAGGATTCTCTATCAACATTAGGTGGTAATGTATTAATGAATGACCAACCATCCATGGTTCTGTTCCAGTGTTCTTGAAACAATTCTAACTCAGTAAGTTTCTCCTTTATCCAACCAATGGTGGTTTTATATGGCTCGTGAATATTTTCTACAAACTCTGAAGTATTCAGATAGTCATTCAAATTGCTCTGAATCCAATCCCACTTATCTTCTGATAAGAAATTATCTATAACAATCGCTGCTGTTCTTGTTGACATTAAAAAAGGAGGCAATTAACCTCCTTTTATTTATTGTTCTACAGCAGTTTTCTTTTTACCGATGTTGTATTTCTGTTCGAGAATCCATTCACCTTTGTCTTTATATGACAAGACTTTAATCTGATTCAATGGTGCAATATCAAGACTATCATCCTCTCTAATGATAGAAATCAATCCCCAGTCAGAGAGCAAACGAGCAATACGATTGCGACGTTGAACATCATTGAGGGTCAGGTTTGCACGTTTTCCATCTAAAGCAAACAGTTCTTTAAAATGAACAATATAGTATCTACCTTGCTTGTGTAGAATGTGGCAAGATTGATAAAGTTTTTTTTCTTTCCTAGACGCAACTCCAATGCGGGTTAGAGTCTCACGAACTTTTAAAAAATCATCTGGTTCATTGAGAACTACCTCAAGCATCTTTTCTTGCGACCATTCAAAAGTGGGTTCCACAGTGGCAGTCATTTAGATCCTCCAACGTCAAGTCGTTTTTTAATAAAATTAAGTTGTTCTTGTGTAAGAATTTTCAGAGCTTGAGATGCCTTCTCATTACTATAACCATAGTATTGTTTGACACATTCTATATCCTGAACTTTATCCTTTCGGAGCCAGGGAGAGAATCTCTTCTTTTTCCTCAAAGTATTTAGGAAAAAGGAATATTGCATATCCTTATCCAATTGAGGATATTTATTCATTTCATTAGCAAACATTACACAGTCCAAGTGTCCCGACAGACATCGATTCACAATATATGGAGGATATTGTTTAACGATATCGGGGTCTTCTTTAATAAGATTTTCCTTATTAAAGTTAATTGAGTTGAGCCAATCTTTGAGTTCCATTATCTAATAATTTGAATGTCATCATCTTCTGTCCAGAGTTCAACCTTTGTTCTGAACCTATCTTCTTGCTTGAGTTTTTCATATCGCTTACCTGCTTTCTTCTTCCACCAGGCAATAATATTCTCTAGATAAAACTTGTCCCAGTTAGGACCACGAACCAACTTATCTTGTTCTTCCATTATCACTTCACGGACATTTGAATATCCATAATCTGAGATATAAAATCTCTTCTTCTGAGTGAGTCCAAATGCCATATCGATCACAGCATTGAAGTGCTCCAGTTTCTCCTTGTCTTGCAAAGAGTTTTTGATAATACGAATCATCTTAGACTGTCGCTTCATCTTCTTAGACGATGCCTTATTGTCAGTCAACGGAGTGTTGTTGTTGAGCGCCGTAAAACGGTCGTGAAGGCGGTGGAAGACCTCATCGTGCAGAAGGGGTAGGAACTTACTATCAGTCAGGCCCTTGTACCGCATGAAGGGTTTCAGACCATCATACTGGGACGCTGAGGTGGTAGACCCATACAGTGATGTGGTTTCAAATAGTGCAATGTCTTTCTCAAAGACCTCGTTCAGAGTCTCACGAGCAAAATGAGAGACACACATCAATGCTAGAAGTTTACCACCAAGATAATTATATCCAAATGGTTGTGATGGGACAATTACAAATCCCATCGCTGCATGGCGATTGAACACAGACAAGTTAGGTGCTTTACCAAGCCATACATTTCTAGGTCTGGAATTAATAGTTGGAGATCCGAAGCGAATAAATCCAACTACAGTTTGAGTTTTCTTTTCAAATACCATCCAACGCAACTCTCTGCCAGGAATGTTACTCTCATTGTTATGAGAAGACACTGCTGCCAAAAGATTGCGATAGTGTTCTTGAGGCACTGAATTAGGAAAACGATTGCCAACGAACTTGATGTCAAATTCCATCTCCTCAGGATGGATATCCACATTGAAAAACTCATCCTGCAAAGGAGTGAGTTGACTAGTTTGAGTGACTAGTTCTTTTTTTACATAACGAAGGTAGTCTTCAATGGACGTGAAGTTCTCAAAGTAATTGATAAACTCATCAGCAGCCCATGAAGCATCAAGTTCAGATACAATCACAGAAAACCCCCATAATTATCTTCACCCCTGTGAAGCAAAACTCCATCAACTTTATTGAGTAATTCTTGTATACCACCGTGCAAGACACGATATCCAGTGCCAACATAAAGTTGTCCCAAAACAACTGCTATTGTAGCAGTTCCCCAGAAAATATAATAGAATCTGGATTTGACTTGATTACGTTGTTTCTCTTTCATTCCTCTTCATCCACTCTTTCAAATTCTTCAATCATATTTACTGGCACACTGTGCTTGTTAGCAATACGATACCAGTGAGTTCCTTCTCCAGGTCCAAGGTATTTAATCTCCGTTTCCGGAATATTATGTTCCCTTATTGCGGCTTGCATTTTGAGATGCATAAGATCTTCTCTCTTCATTTGAATTCACACTCCACCATAATTTCAGTAAGACAAGCAAGCATGTTTATTTCTTGATCTGCCACAAATGCCATTTGATACTGATACTTAGCGAGAGTAAGCACAGCAGCAGGAATACTACTCGGAACCATGGAATCATAACAAGCATCGTAAATACGACGCAGTAGGACAGAAGTATCAT